GTAATGGGTGGGTTTTGATGGCATTTGGCTGTCTCCTCAATCAGATCAGGTCTGGGCGTATTCGATCAGCTCACTGACGAGAAACGGCACTGCCGCGCTCACCGTCGAGCCGATGATCTTGACGGCGTAGGTGCTGACCGAGGTTACATTGAAGATTGAGGTTCGCCGCACCGTCCCATCCGCCAGCACCACATCCTCAACCACATCGGCTGCCTCCACCCCGTCCAGCGCCGCACCGCTCATGAGCGTCACGGTACAATCGTGGTTCACCTCTTCAAAATGCTGCAGATCCGTCACCACCTTGACGCTGGTTGTGGGCGAGCCGAGCGTGCGCTCATCCGACACCCAGGTGAACGCCGTCTTTGGCCGGGTGGCGACCGTCTGCGAGCCGGCAAGCCCAAAGCCCGGCATCAGGTCCGTGGTGCCGGTCAGGGTCATTCGAAGCGGCAGAATGCCCGGCAGGCCCGACAGGTCCGGGCCGCTGGTATCACCATCCAGAGCCACCCAGGCCCCGTTCACCTGCACTTCAATATCCGTGCGACAGGCAGGTGGTGTGACACCCTCATGCAGCACATCGAGATCGAGAATGCCGCCTGCCAGCTGCAGCGCTGTCAGCTCGACCGAGAGCCGCGTGCGCTCGAACCGCGCAAAGTAGAGCCGCATTTTCATGTCATCGACAAGGTTGCCCGCAAAGAACGCGCCATCGGTTGAGACAAAGAACGTGCCTTGCACCACCCCGTTGTCGGTATTGGTCATGGCGACATAGTGATCACCGGTGGTGACCAGCACGATGGCATAGCGCCGTCCGGCCGTCAGGAAGGTTGGCGTGATCGGCAGTTTGCTCTCCACCAGCGACGGCAAACCGACTTCCGTGGAAATCGCCCCCACCTGAATATCTGCCACCGGCAGCGTCGTGCGCGAGATCACGCGCGACAGGTCCGGCATGCCAAACGCAGTCTCAGTCACCAGCAGTGTGACATCCCCCGCGGCGGCCTTTCGCGAGAAGTAAAGCCCAACCTGACTCAGCCAGCCATCCTGCGAGTTCAGGAAGGTCTGCGCCACTTGTTGGCCGTTGATCGTGGCCGTGGTTGTGACACGGTCCCAGTATTGCTCCTCATAGGTGTCGATCCAGAACCGCCGCACCCGGATCCAGTGAACATTGCCGTTGGGCACGCGCGCACCATTGGGCATGCGGTCCGGCAGGCCGTTGGTGACCTCCCAGGTCTCCCCATCCCGGCGGAAGATATTGCCTGCCAGATCATAGGTGCCTTGGCGCCACCAGCGGCTGTTGGTGCAGACCACCATGGAGTTGCCATAGCGGCGGCGCGTGCGCGCCCGGGTCAGCTGGCGGATGTCGGTGGTCTCAAAGGTGTACTGCGCCAGCCGCGTCTCCGAGGCGTATCCGGTCAGATCAAGCCGGATGCCATGGGCGTATTTGGGCAGAACAAACCCGCTGGTATTGGCGATGTAGACGTTGTTGGGGTTCAGCAGCGCCAGCTCTGACGTTTCCGACCCCGCGCGCGGAAACCGGATGCCTTCCTCGACCACCGCGTCAAAATCGGGGTGATCGACATTTGAGCCATCAGCCGTCAGGAAATGGTTGGTGCCGTAGTAGATATAGGCGCCCGGCGCATAGACCTCGGTGCGCAGCTCATCGAGCTGCTCCGTCAATTCTACAATCTCGGCCTTGGTGGCATAGCCTGCCAGCCGGTCCGCCAGCGCCGACAGATCCGTGCGCAGCGTATCGACCTGGCCGCTGATCTGGCCGCGCCAGCGCTCCAGCGCAATCGTGCGGTTGGCAACATTGCGCAGGTTCGGCAGCTGTGTCGCCTGCCACTGCTCAATGGCCACAACGCCGGTGGTGTCGAGCAGCACATAAGCAATGACCGTGACATTAGCATCCGTGGCCGGATAGCTCGGGTCCGGCCCTTCGGTGCCCGCCACGGTTGAGATTTCTGCGCGGCGCAAAGACTCCATCGCCACCGATTGCGGCTCGGTGGTGCCGGTCTGAGCGTCGATCAGAAAGTCGCGCGGCTGGATATCCGTCTCGACCTCCTGGCCAAAGCTGACGATTGCCACGCGCTTGCGGGTCACAAGTGGGAGCACGTTGAAGAGATCAACGATGATGTCCTCGCCGCGTGCATAGACCGCACCCCCTGCATAGAGCCTGCCCGCAGACAGTGTGATCTCGGTGGCGGCGGTCTTGGTGGCGGAAAAGCCGGAATAGGCCTTGCCGCTTTCAACCGCGTCTCGAACGATGTGATCCATCGAGGTGCGGGCAAAGTCCTGCATGTTGTTGAGATCGGCGGATTGCAGCTCCTGCCGATCGCGGTAGATGACGTTGCGTTCCATGTCTCAAACCTCTGTCAAAGTGCCGAGCGTGATATCGCCCACTGTGCGGCGGTCGCCCGGTCGCGGCACGCGCCAGGTCTTGGTGTTGATCAGGACCTTGTCCCGCAGTGATTTGGCGACCATCACCGCCTCGCGCGCATCTGCGACAGGCTTGGTGCTGGCAGCCACGATATAGCCATTGACGAAACGGCCCGCCGTGCGCGGATACCGACGCCCGGTGATGCGGGTCAGCACTTCGGCGTGGTACGGCGGCATCCCGAGCCGGGTGTAGCCCAGATGGGTGGATCGCTTGCGCTCTTCGAGCACGCGGGCCGGGTCGTGGATGTGCCAGCGATCAAAGAGATACTGCCAGGCGATCGTCTCGGGCAGAAAGGTGCCGGAAACATGCTGGCACGGCACTCCGGGGAAAATCGCTCCAAACCGGCGCGGGTGATGCTCCGCCACCTGCTGCGGACGCACATCGATCAGCTCGCCTTTTGGCAGTACGGTTGTGTATTGCTCCCGGCCCAGCCGGTAGCTGTAGGACACGGCCCGCGGGATGCGGACAATGCGTTGGCGCACCCCCATATCGTCGATCAGAAACGCGCGGGCTTTGGGCGCGGCGTTCAGGTGGATGGCCGCTGTGGGTTTGGGGGCCAGAACCACCTCGTCATAGTCAATCGCGTTGAACTCCCCAACGCGTTCTGGCGTGACCGTCCGGAGCGTCAGGGTCGTCTCGCGGCCGCGATCATGCAGTTTGGCGGTGCGCACATAGCGCGTGCCCTGCACCGAGACCGGGTTGTTGGGCCCGGCAAAGGCGGTGCCCGGGCCGTCTGGCGCCGAAAGATACCGGGTGTTCCGACCAGAAACACCCCGGGCAATGAAGGGATAGACCCGGAGTTGTGCGAAGCGGTCGAGATAAGCGCTGCGTTCCGTCTCCGTCAGCGCCTTCGACAGATAGGTTTTGGCGGGCGGCACGATGAACCGCAGCGCCTCGGCCCCCATGACGGCCAGCGCTTCCGCGATGGCAGTCTGGGTCCCCTTGATGGCGTGAAACGGCAGTGACCGCGCGGTGCGGGCTCGTTTTGTCTCCTCCGGCCAGTCCTTGTCCCACAGATCGACCGACAGGCCCCAGGCGAGCCAAGGCAGGTGGCTGCTCGGGATCTGATGCGGTTGTACTAGCTGGCGCAACCCGATCGGCAGATCGGCAATGCGTGCGCCAGTGAGATCGGCCGCCTCCTCAAAGGCCGTCCGGTTATCCGGAAGCAGGGTCTCTCGTGCCATCGGCGGGGTTCCTATTCATCGCGGAGCGTGGCGACCGTCACGGTGATGGCGTCGATCGCGTAAACCTCGGTCGGCCCGAGGACGAGGTCCTGTGCCGGTGAGGCGAGATCCACCGAATGCACGCCTTCAACATGCAACTTCGAGAAGATTGCCGAGCGGCGCAGGTTCATGCCCAGCATCCGATTGGTTTCCACCCAGTCAGATAAGGCTGACAGGGCGCGGTCGCGCACGACATTGCCGTCTGGCCCGGGATAGAGGGTAAGTTTGGCCGTGATGTCGGCGCGATGCACCCGTGGCCCCAAGACTTCGACCATATCCGTCAGCGGCCGCACGTCATTGTCGATGAGCGACAGGCGGATTGTCTCGCGTTCCGCAAGGCTGGGAACAGGATCGGGCCCCGCCCGCAGGATCGTGACGCGCACCCGACCGGGCGTCGTCATGATCGCGGTGGCGTCCCTGGCCCAAGCGGCCGCGTTCAATGCGTGGTAGACATAAGCGCCCTCCGGCCCTGCCACAGAAAAGGCCTCCGGGGCCAGCTGCACGCGGCGGCGCAGGCGATCATCGTCCTCGGCCACCAGCGCGCCGGTAGCATCCTCGACCTGCATCCGCTGCGTGGCGAACAATGCGGCCAGATGATCGAGGTTGCTGCCATAGGATGAGGCCAGCAAAACCGAACGGGCCGCATCATTAATCCGCGCGCGCAGGAGCATTTCACGATAGGCGAAGGCCTCGATCAGCTTGCGCGCGGGTTCGCTTTCGAGATCAATGACGCCTGCGATTGACGGAAACCGCCCGACCAGATCATCGCGCATCTCGGTGACGAGCGCCTCGTAGTCGAGGGTCTCGATCACGTCCGGCGGCGTCAGACCGGAGAGGTTGATGGCGGTAAAACGGCTCATGGTTGGGCCTCGCGTTCCTCGATCAGCACCCCATCCGGGTTGGCATAGGCATTGATGCGGCGCGCGCCTTCAACCGTGAAGTCGCCATAGGTGGCACGCGGCCGGTACTCGCCCTCGAGGAAGAAATGCAGCCGACCGTCGCGGGTCACTTCAACGATCTGAATACGGGTCACACGGTAGCGCGGCTCGAACTGTTCGATCGCAGAGGTCACCGCCGCAAACCACGGCGTCACCTCATTGGGCGTGATGGTGCGCCCCAGCAGGTTGGGCACGAACGATCCATACCATTCGCGCATGATCCGGGCGCCAAACCGCGTGGTGAAGATATCCTGCAGGCTCTGGGCCACATGCGGCCAGCCCTCAATCACACCGCCCGTTACGGCGTTCAGGCCGACGGACGGGTTTATGCTGCGCGTGGCCATCGGTCAGCCCTCCTTGGCCCTTATTCGTCACCAGCGCCTTCGCCAACGTCCTCATCCGTAGCTGGCTTGGGGTCGCTCTTGGCAACTTTCCTCGCCTTGCTCGCGGGCGCAGTCTTGCCGCCCTCGGACTCGGAGCCGGGCACATCGAGCCGACGCAGCGTGCCGAGGCGCAGCTCATGCTCCGCCTGTTTGTCGGTCAGCGTCAGCACAGTGCCCACGCCAGTGTTGGTCTGCCCCGCAACGAAGCGGCCTGCTTTCTCTGTAATCGCGTATCGGTTCATGTCGTGTTCCCTTGTCTTGCGGTAATCAATCGATGGTGAACCACGGTCGCCCAGTCGTCGCGTGACCGCACGCAGCCACATCGCCTTCACGGCAGACGGCGATGCCGTCAATGGTGAACCAGTCGGAGCCAGTGACCATGGGCGGTGGAGGTGAATGAGGCGTAAGACCATGGGCCTGAACCAGATCACCAATCCCGACGATCACTTGGCCCTCGACAGTCCATGAGGCAAACTGGCTTCCCATCTGCG